CATTATACCACAGGACGTCTAATACTTGACAGATTGGGGGCGGCGGGGCAAGGCAGCAACCTCACCCGTCCCCCACTCGTCCCCCACCCACCCCCCACCCAACCTTTTGACGGGGTAGCTTGGGAGCGCGGCTAAGAACACTATTCCTCAGCTACATCGCCACAAAACCGGCCCCCTTGTCTAATAATAGACACTATTAAAAAAAATCCACAAAATTTCCCATGTAACTTGTCTAATGTTATACACACGTACATAAAAAAAACCCCGACACCTAAGTGCGGGGCAAATGGAGACGTACACATGGTCTTACTTGTTAAATAAGACAGTTCAGTGTAGCCTAAACGCACGCTGAAGTAAAGGAAAGTAAATGTTTGACCACTTGTGCAGCCTTGACGAAGCTACTTTCATTCCTGACGAAAAAGCATCTCCTACCGCCATACTTGAGGGAAAAATTGTTTCCAGTGAGTGGCTGGAGTCTTTAGGGCTGGATGATACTGAAGTGGTTGATGCGGCCCAGCATGCTGCGGCCAGAGAAGCCTTTGCCGCCATCACCGCTCCGTTGGATACATATGCGCAGAAAACGGCCATAGCTAAAATAGAAGTACCCCAAGCGGTCAAGCATCTTGTTGGGATGCTTACTGCGTACGATTGGGCCTTTGTAGAGCAGGCAAAAGAACTTCGTGGGTACTGTGTAGCTCAGTTATTGGAAGAATCCAAGCACCCTGATGCCAAATATCGCCTCCGCGCCATAGAAATGCTGGGTAAAGTAACCGAAGTTGGGTTGTTTACCGAGCGTATTGAGATAAAGAAGGCTCAGTTAAGCGACGACGAGCTTGAAAACGAAATTAAATCACGCATGGATAGGTACATGAGCCTGATGCAGGTCGTTGACACCGTGGAAGATGCGGAACTTATCGTCAAGTGACCAACACTATTGACCAAAAAGAAGCTCTTTTGGGCCTCCTTGACGAAAAAATAAAGCGCCTTGAAATAAAAGCCGCTCAAAACGACATCCTTCAGTTTGCCAAACGGATGTACCCTAACTATTCGATAGGCGCTCACCATAAAGTAATGGGGCGTATCTTCAAAGAAGTTGCAGAAGGTAAAAAAAAGCGGGTAATCATCAATATTGCCCCGCGCCACGGCAAGTCCGAGCTTACTTCCTACCTTCTTCCCGCTTGGTACCTTGGGTTGCACCCGGATCACCAGATAATCATGGCAACCCATACGGCGTCGCTGTCTGAGGACTTTGGTGGGCGCGTACGAAACCTGATCAACACCCCTGAATACGCACAGATTTTCCCCGCTACGTCTTTGGCAGAAGATAAGAAAGGTGCCGGTAGCTGGGCAACCAGTGCTGGCGGTAAATACTATGCCGTGGGCGTTGGCGGTGCCTTGGCGGGGCGTGGGGCAAACCTTCTTGTTATTGACGACCCCCATTCAGAACAAGACTTGAAGAGTGGCTCGAAACTTCCGTTTGAACATTCTTGGAATTGGTACCAGACCGGCCCCCGGCAGCGTTTGATGTGGGGCGGGGCAATTATTGTGGTCATGACGCGGTGGGGGCAGTTGGATTTGACTGCCAAGCTGATGGACTACCAAACGCGCAATCCCGACGCTGACCAGTGGGAATTGATTGAGTTTCCGGCTATCCTCCCTTCCGGTAATGCGCTGTGGCCAGAAAAGTGGCCTATTGAAGAACTGCTGAAGACCAAAGCTACCCTGCAGCCTCGGTTCTGGAATGCCCAGTACCAGCAAGAACCCACGTCAGATACCGTGGCTATTATCAAGCGCGATATGTGGCGGCTATGGGAACCTGAGGAACCACCCATCTGCCAGTACATAATCCAGTCTTGGGATACTGCCTTTGAAGCAAAGACCAGCGCTGACTATAGCGCCTGTACCACATGGGGTGTATGGTATAACGAGGAAGAAAAAAACTCCCCCCAATTGATTTTGCTTGATGCCTTCAAGGATAGGATGGAATTTCCTGAATTGAAACAAGTTGCCTTGGATCATTACAAGGAGTGGAAGCCTGATGCGTTTGTTGTTGAAAAAAAAGCTGCCGGTGCTCCGTTGATTCAAGAGTTGCGGTTAGCTGGTATTCCTGTGCAAGAGTTCACACCGAGCCGAGGTAACGACAAGACAGTTCGCGTCAATGCCGTAGCAGATTTATTTGCCAGTGGCCGGGTGTGGGCACCAGATACACGGTGGGCTAGCGACGTGGTTGAGGAGATGGCGGCGTTCCCTGTTGGGGAGCATGACGACTACGTGGACACAACGACACAGGCGCTGCTACGGTTTCGGCAGGGTGGGTTTGTTGGCACTGACCTTGATGAGCCTGAGCCGGTGCGGGAGTTCAAACGACGACGGATGGCGTACTACTGATGGCAACGCAGAAGTTCATGGGGCGTGGGCAGTTGATAGATCGTCTGACCGCACAGGTTGGGGATCGGGCTACTGCTGTAAAGATACTTCAGCAGCGAGGGCAGCTACAGGCCGACGGCAAGACTTTCACTGCCGAAGGGCAAGCACGGAACAACATGACGGCAGAAGAAAGAGCTAAAGATAGAGCGGCTAAGAAGACCGGAGCGCCTACCTCCGCCTTTACGTACAACCCCAAAACGAATACAGCAAGGAAAAGATAATGGCCATTGATAAAGCGCTTTACAGAACCCCAACGGGGTTGGAGGCTTTGGCTCCTGAACCAGACATTGAAATTGAAATCGAAGACCCGGAGTCGGTCAAGATTGGCGTGGGTGGCGTGGAGATTGAGATTGAGCCGGGCAAGGAAGAAAGCGATGACTTTGGGGCTAACCTAGCTGAAGAAATTGACGATAAAGAACTGCAGTTTCTTGCAAGTGATTTGGCCGGTGACGTGCGCAACGACATTGACTCCCGTAAAGATTGGGAGATGATGCTCAAAGACGGCTTGCAGTTACTTGGTCTGAAGTACGAAGAGCGCTCTGAACCGTGGCCCGGTGCCTGCGGCGTATTCCATCCAATGATTACCGAAGCTGTTATTCGTTTTCAAAGCGAAACAATAACGGAAAGTTTTCCAGCAGCAGGGCCGGTAAAGACCAAAATTGTAGGCAAACAGACAAAAGAAAAAGATGATGCTGCTGAACGTGTAGCCGAAGATTTAAACTGGCAGCTAACAGAGAACATGACTGAGTTTCGTCCTGAGCATGAGCGCATGCTGTTTAGTCTTCCGGCTGCAGGTTCCGCATTTAAGAAAGTCTACCGTGATCCGGCGCTTGATCGCCAGACTTCAGTGTTTGTCCCTGCCGAAGATATCATTCTTCCGTATGGTACTTCTGAGTTGCTTACCTGCCCCCGTATTACGCACCGGATGCGCAAGACAAAGCAGGAAGTAAAACGTCTTCAATATGATGGGTTTTGGCTGGATGCTGAGCTTGGGGAACCCCCACGCACAACCACCACTCTACAAAAAACAAAAGATAAAGAAACAGGCATCTCGGCTATAAATGATAACCGCTACATCATCAACGAGTCTTGCGTTGATCTTGATCTGCCGGGGTTTGAAGATGAAGACAAGGATGGAGAGCCTACTGGTATTGCGCTGCCTTATATTGTTACCTATGTAGAAGGCACCAATCAGGTTCTTTCCATTCGCCGTAACTGGCGTGAGGATGACAAGACGAGGCAAAAGCGCTTGCACTACGTACATTACCAGTACATTCCCGGTTTTGGAGCTTATGGCTTTGGGTTGTTTCACCTTGTAGGTGGGTTTGCCAAGAGTGCTACTTCCATTCTTCGCCAGCTTGTTGATGCAGGAACGCTATCTAACTTGCCGGGGGGCTTGAAGTCCAGAGGACTGCGCATTAAAGGTGACGATACGCCCATCGCTCCGGGCGAGTTTAGGGACGTAGATGTAGGTTCTGGAGCCATTAGGGATAACATCCTCCCGCTTCCCTACAAAGAGCCAAGTCAGGTATTGGCTGGGTTGCTGGAAAAGATCATTGAAGAAGGACGCAGGTTTGCTGCTACTTCGGATATGCAGATTTCTGATATGTCCAACCAAGCACCTGTTGGCTCTACGCTTGCAATCCTTGAGCGTACGTTGAAGGTAATGACGGCCATACAAGCCCGTGTGCATTACGCTTTCAAGCAAGAGCTAAAACTAATTGCAGAGTTGGTTCGGGAAGATTCCCCGGCTAACGAAGAGTACCCGTATGAAGTGGACGCACCGCAGGGGCAGAAAGCCAAGTACGAAGACTACCGGCACGTAGAGATTATCCCTGTCTCAGACCCTAACGCAGCAACAATGAGCCAGCGGGTTGTGCAGTATCAAGCTGTATTGCAATTGGCTCAGAGTTCCCCACAGATATACGACATGACGGAACTGCATCGTCAGATGCTTCACGTATTGGGTATTAAAAATATTGATAAACTGATTCCCACGACAAAAGATCAAAAACCAGTAGACCCCGTACAGGAAAACCAAAATCTGTTTGTTGGTAAGCCAGTTAAAGCTTTTGCGTACCAAGACCATGAAGCGCATATCAACGTGCATATGTCTGCAGCACAAGACCCCCAGATACAGAAGTTAATTGGGCAAAACCCACAAGCACAAGCTATTCAAGCGGCTTTGGCAGCACATGTGTCTGAGCATGTTGGGTTTGCCTACCGCAACAAGATTTCTCAAGCGATGGGTGTGCCGCTACCTGATTCCACAGAAGGCTTACCCCCTGAGTTGGAGTTCAACTTGTCCCAGCTTCTTGCCCAAGCAGCACCGCAAGTACTGGCTCAAAGTCAGGCTCTTATGGCACAGCAACAAGCTAAACAAAATGCCCAAGACCCGTTGTTGCAACTTCAACAACAGGAACTGCAAATCAAGCAATCAGAAGTTCAGCGCAAGTCTAAAAAAGATGCTGTTGACGCCGCTGCTAAAGCTGATGAAATAAGACTGCGCGAGATGGAGATTAATAACCGTCAGGAGTTTGAAGGTGTGCGCTTGGGCGTTGATATACAAAAACATAAAGCGCAAGCTGCGGCAGATCAAGAGTCCGCCGGTGTGCGAATGGGTATAGATGTTGCCAAGCATAAAGATCAGATGTCTAGGCAACCACGAGGTTCTAAACAATGATTAGAGTGTTCGCAGATTCACTACAAAAGCAACTGCGCGAAGAAATAAGCAACTACACCGACGACTTGGCTCGTGGTCGGTGTAAATCGTTTGAAGAGTACCAAAAACTCTGCGGGATGATTCAAGGTCTATTTCTAGCAGAGCGGCATATAACAGACCTTGCGAACCGTTTGGAGAATGACGCTAATGAGTGAAATCCTAATTGCACCGCTACCAGAAGAAAAAAAAGCTACCCAAATACCCGTACCCTCTGGTTTTCATATTTTGTGTATGGTTCCAGAAATAGAAGACAAATTTGATAATGGAATTATTAAAGCCGATGCCACCGTTTATGCGGAGGAAAGGCTTATAACTTATCTATTTGTCATGAAACTGGGGCCGGATTGCTATAAAGACCCGGTTCGATTTCCGTCGGGGCCTTGGTGCAAAGAACGCGACTTCATTCTTGTTCGCCCTCACTCCGGCACTCGCTTGAAGATTCACGGGAAGGAATTCCGCATTATTAACGATGATACTGTCGAGGGTGTGATTGAAGACCCCCGTGGTATTGCACGGGCATAGGAGAAGCACATGGACACGTATAAGTTTCCAGACGAAGTGGCAGATAGTGCAGTGCAGCAAAAAGGGGGAGATGTAGAAATTTCTCTTGAGGGGGATGTTGACGTTGAGATTATTGACGATACCCCTGCTAAGGATAGGGGCTACGCTCCGGCAGAGGGGGTGGAAGATGCCTCCGATGAAGAGCTTGCCCAGTATACGGAAGGAGTGCAGAAGCGCCTGAAAGCCCTGACGCACGCCCGACATGATGAGCGCAGGGCAAAAGAAACGGCTTTTCGGGAGCGTGAAGAACTAGAACGCGTAACACAACGGCTTGTTGAAGAAAACAAAAAGCTAAAACAATACGTTTCTACTGGAGAACAAGCTTACGCTGGCTCCATGAAGTCTGCTGCGGATGCCGAATACGAAATGGCCCGTAAGAAGTTTAAGGAAGCCCACGAAGCTTTTGACTCAGACGCCCTTCTGGAAGCGCAGTCGGACTTGATGAAAGCCCAGTTAAAACTTGAGAGGGTTGCTAATTTTAGGCCTTCTGCTTTACAAACAGAAGCAAATGATGTACAACCCCAAGTAAGTACACAGCAAGTATCAAAGCCAGATGAAAAAACCCTGCGGTGGCAGGCGCGAAATCAGTGGTTTGGGCAGTCCGATCAGCTTAGTGATGAAATGACTGCTGTTGCTTTGCTGGCGCATAAAGATTTGGTTAATTCGGGTACAGACCCGCGTAGTGATGATTATTTCGCACGAATAGATGCGCGTTTAAAAAACCGGTTTCCAGAATTTTATGAATCCGGAGACACAAAGCCTGCGGAAGTACGTAAGGCTACTACGGTGGTAGCCCCCGCAAGTCGTTCTAGCGGGTCGAAGAAGGTACGTTTAACTACGACACAAATTGCCATAGCTAAACGCCTCAACGTCCCTTTGGAATTATATGCTAAACAACTTGCTATTCAGGAGTCCGCAAATGGCTGAACAACAAAACCGCGCAGTACGTGATCATGAATCCCGCGAAACTACGCAGCGTAAAGCTTCGTGGGCACCCGCACAGTTGCTGCCTACTCCTACCCCTCAACCGGGATGGGCGTTCAGGTGGGTACGGACAGCAATCTTGGGAACATTTGATCCTACGAATGTGTCTGCAAAATTTCGTGAAGGTTGGGAGCCTTGCAAGGCCGAAGATCATCCGGAAATCCCGTCGCAATCAGATCAAAATTCTCGCTATAAAGGCAACATTGAGATTGGCGGTTTGTTGTTGTGCAAGATTCCACAGGAATTTATGGATCAACGCGCAGCACATTACAAACGCGCAAACGACAATCAAGTTGATGCCGTTGATAACAGCTTTATGAAGACCAACGACCCAAGGATGCCTCTGTTTTCAGAGCGCAAGTCTTCAACTTCCTTTGGGCGTGGGGCTAAATAACTTAACTTTTTAGGAGTTCTATATGGCTTATCC